AGCAAATGACATTAATCTTTTATAGTCTTTTTTCTTTAAATCTGCTCTAGCACCTGGATGTAATCTTATAACAATAGTTCTTTCTGTATGTTTTCTTAATTCAGTTGCTGTTTCTATTGCCCAATTAGCAGCGTTTATACCAAAAGCAGAGTACCCACCACTACCTCTATTACAACAAATTAAAATATGATCTCCATCTTTTCTATATTCTTTTAGTTTTATATGTTTCTGAATTGCAAATTTATTCCATCTATCAGATTTAAAGTTATCATTGAAGTATAGTGCTTTGTCTGGATAAACATTTCTAAAAGGTATTCGTACATAGTTATTAAGTGTTTCTGTTTTAGTTTTTGAGTAACTAATTAAAACATCACTATCAAAAAAGAATATATTTTTATTCTCTTGTTTTTCTTGTACACTTTGTCTTAATTTTAAGTGAGGAACATTAATTGGTTGTAATTGATAATTAAATATCATAGCAAAGTCTGTATGTTTGTATTGTGTTGTATCAGAATAATCAACTACAAAAGGTAAAACTATTTTAGCACCAATAGCAAATGCTTGTAACCACTCTGCTTTATATGGTTGTACAGTAGTTTTTTTATAAACGGTTAAAGTTTTATGTCGTTCCACTTCACCCCTTTTAAATAATCTCTTGCAAATCCATTTTCTATTTCTTCTAAAGTAAATTGATGATTAGACATTTGTTGTAACCAATAATATAATCTTGTATCAGGTGGATAAAAAGGGTCTTCAATTCCTTTTATATCTTGTGATGATACATAAGACGCTACATTCTCTTTATGACATATCACAGGCACACCTTCTAGTATAGCATCTACAGCAGATAAACTCATACTTGTTACTAAACAATGTGCATTTTTTAAGTCATCTTTTATATCTGTATTCCAAAATTTGTTATTTGGTCTTGGTTTCTCTCTTAACTTGATTGGTCTATCTGTATGTAATTTAATCTGTTTTGTTGCATTATCAATCCATTGTTGATAATCATAACCAGTTACAAATTTAGTAACAGTTGGTGATGAAGGACAAAGTAAAATATAGTCACCGTTTTCTTTAAATGGTTTTGGTTCTATATTAAACTTCTTTATTCTTTCAACATAGAAACTTCCTCTATTATCAGGATTAGAAAGATTAGTATGGATACCATTTTTAGCAATACGAAAATAAGTTGTTTTAGGATTTACTATAGAAGGTTCTGGATATCTTTGTATTTGATCTCCTAAATAACCTACATCTATATACCAGTAGTCTTGTTCTTTATTTCTTATATCTTTAAGTTCTTCCGTTATATTCTCTGCTAATCCCCAAAAAAATTTGTCTTCATCTGTCCATCCTTTTAATACTTTCTTCCAAATTGTATGCGATAGACATTCAGACCATTTCATATATCTAACTATTGACATTTTATAACTCTATCTTAACTGTACTTGCATATACATTAAACCATTCGTCTGCATAATCACAGGTCATATAGTTTTGAAAGTAAGGACCACCTAATGTATAATGTACGTTTTTTGCTTCTTGTTTGTGTTTATATTCACCGACTAACCAATTCCATTCTAAAGGTAGGTCACCTATTAAGTCATCTGACTCTAACCATTTAAATTGATGAAGTTCTAATCCTGTTGCTCTATTAACATAGTTAGGTGTTAGTGATGTACATTTTTTATTATTGAACAACATAAAACTTGACCAGTTCTTTTTAGCATATGGTTGCTGTTGTTGTCCTAAAAATTTTGTAGTTTCTTTTGGTTGATAATCGTGCTTACAAACTTGTACGGCATAATTATCATCTCTTAATGACCATAGTTCAGCAATATCAGTTCTCATTAACATATCACAATCCATAAACAACGACCAACCTTGATAGTTAGAAAGATGTGGTATAATAAATCTACTAAATGCAAAGTCTGTAGATTGATTAGGAACCTTTGCTCTCACAAAGTCATCTTTGATTGTAGATAGTTTTACAGGTGTAATTGATACAGGTTTTGATGAGTGTCTTAATATACTTTCTGATAAGACGTGATATGCTATTTTTTCTCTATCATCATAACCGATAAAGATATTAATCATTGTATTATTCCTTTTTCATTTGTTTCAGTATATTATATATAGTTCGATCTGCCTACTTGACTAATGTAAAAACTATCTATTATATCTGTTACTGGATTTGTTAATGTTTTTTGGTCAAAAACTTTCATTAAGTCTTGTTTTGTGTCTTTCTTAAATGTATCATACATCAATTGTTTATCTGCATTACCTTTAGTTGTAGCATTCTTTTTAACTACACTAGGTACAATCAGTTCAAAGGGTATATTCTCTTTATATAATTTATACTTCAATATACCACCGTTTTCAGCAATTTGAAATACTGCTTGTCCTTTACTACCAAATGAATATCCCTCTATAAAAACCATAGGGTTATTACATTTTTCTTTTATAAGTTTTAATACCCAATCTGATATGTTTGAAAATCGTTCAGTAGGACTATTATATTCTGGTCTTAAATGACCGTGAATATTCTTATTGAATACACCTTCAAATTTCTTTTTAGATGTTAGATAGTGAAATTCACAAGTTGTGTAAGTAAGTTTTTCGACAGTACAAATACAGACAGCAGGAGAATTTAAACTGTAATCAATTCCAATCGTCTGAATCATAATCTAATTTCTGTTTTTCAAATTCTATATCGACAGCACAGAATGGACAAGAAGATGGTTCGCCTTTGTCAGGATCAAACGTTAATACAAATTCTGAATCACAATGTTCGCAAGTATGGGTAATAGTTTTCATTATAGTTTAAATTTTTTAAATTGATCTTTTTTAACATCTTGTTTAACTCCACCAATAATGTATGATTCAATTTCAGTTTCTTGTGGTGCGTTTTGTAAAGACTTTGAATTTAACCAATGATCTGTCCAAGGTAATGGATTAGTTTTTTGTTCGTATCTTTGTTCTAACTGAATTGACTTCATTCTTTTATTAGCAGTATATTCTACAAATTGATGTAATAGTTTTTCTGATAATCCTATCATAGAACCATTTTGAAATAGATAAGTTGCCCAACGTTTCTCTTGTTGTACTGCGTCATCATACATTTTATATACTTCATCTTTAGTATCTTTAATAACTTTAAGCATTACTTTATCGTTTTCATAATCAATATAGTTATTAATAATTCTTTGTGACATTGCTAAGTGTTGTGATTCATCTCTAGCAATAAAAGATATAATTTTTGCTGAACCCTCTAATAGTTTTAATTCACCAAATGCAAACGAACAAGCAAATGATACATAGAATCTTAATCCTTCTAGTATATTAACACTTGTAAGTGCTAACCATAATCTTTTCTTTAGTTCATACATATCAACTTTACTAGAATCTAATTGATACCTCATACCCATTTCAATTAAATCATCATAAGTTTTTGTAACTGATTCTGCTCTTTTTAAAATCTTTTCGTCTGTCAATATGTTATCAAATATATCACTTGGATTAGAATACAAGTTTTTAATAATGTAAGTATATGATCTACTGTGAATTGTTTCCATAAAGTCCCAAGCAACTATAGCACCTTCTAATTCTGGTAATGATACAAAAGGTAAAAATGCAATAGAAGGTCCTCTTCCTTGTACAGAATCTAACATTGTTTGATATTTTAAATTAGATGTAAAGATAAACCTCTGACTTTCAGTTATTTCATTATAATCGTTTCTATCTTTCTGTAAAGATACCTCTTCAGGTCTCCAAAAGAAACCTAATTGTTGTTGTGTTAGTTTATCAAAGATTGGATATTTAAATTTATCATATCTTTGAATTGCTAAATCTGGTCCAAAAAACATTTCTGCTTTTGTGTAATCGACATTCTGTTTATCCAATATACTTTTTGCCACTATAGTTTCCTTTGTTTAAATGTTTCTTGTTATATAGCACAAGCGTCACAATCCGCTTCGTCTAAAATTTCTTCTTCTTTTATTTCTTGTTTTACTTCAGGTTCATCATAAGTCATAGGGTGCATTGGTTGTTCATCATCTGTTTTACCGTCATATGTGTTATGATAATATGAAGTCTTCCACCCATACTTATATGTCATTAATAAATCATTTGCCATTTCAGATACAGGTACTTGATTGTCCTCATAATTTTGTGGATTATAAGACCAGTTACCTGATATTGCTTGATCAAAATACTTTTGCATTATAGCAACAATCTTTATATATCCTTCGTTAGATTTCTGGTCCCATAACAAAGTATAGAAGTTCTTAAATCTATGATAATCAGGCACAATTTGTTTTAATGTACCTTTCTTTGATTTCTTAATTGATAGATAATCTCGTGGTGGTTCAATACCGTTAGTTGCATTACACACAACACTTGAAGATTCACTAGGCATCTGTGCTGTTAATGTACTATTTCTTAAACCATATTTCTCTATATCTTTTCTTAATGATTCCCACGCCATACGTTTTTTGTGTGGCACAATTTCATCAACTTCTTTTTTGTACGTATCAATAGGTAAGATACCATCTGCATATTTAGTTCTATCAAAGTAATCACACTTACCTTTTTCTTTTGCAATGTCGTTACTTGCTTTTAATAGATAAAACTGAAACGATTCAGTTAGTTCATCTATTAGTTTATATGCTTCTTTATCATCATATTTAACTTTGTTTTTAGCAAGATAATGTGCTAGACCAATATAACCAATACCTAAACTTCTTCTTGCCTTTGTAGATATTTCTGCTGCTTTTACTGGATAGTTTTGATGATCTATTATTTCATCTAATCCTCTAACTGCTAAATCACATAAAGGTTCTAATTCATCATTATTGTTTATCTTACCAATATTAATTGCTGATAGAATACACAATGCAATTTCACCATTCTCATCATCAATGTGTTGAATAGGTTTTGTAGGTAATGTAATTTCTTGGCATAAGTTAGACATATAAACTCTATCTTTAAAACTAGAGTGAGTATTTGCGTGGTCAATGTTCATAATATAGATACGTCCTGTTTCTGCACGTTCTTGTAGTAATGACATAAAAACATCTTGTGCTTTTACTCTTTTCTTTGTAATAGATTTTGTTGTCTTCTCATACTTAATGTACATATCATCAAATTCTGGAGTACCATAAGCGTCATATAAACCTGGTACTTCGTGCGGTGAAAATAAAGTTATCTCTTCATCATTAATAAATCTTTCGTAAAATAATTTTGAGATTTGAATAGAGTAATCTAATCTTCTAACTCTATTATCTTCACTACCTTGATTGTTTTTTAAAACAAGTATATCTTCTATTTCTTGGTGCCAAATTGGGAAATGAACAGTTGCACAACCGCCCCTAACGCCGTTTTGAGTACAGCACTTAACCGTACTTTCAAATTTTTTAAGGAATGGTATGATTCCCGTATGTTGGACTTCACCGCCTCGGATACGAGAATTGATACCTCGGATCCTGCCAGCATTAAGACCAATTCCAGCACGTTGAGCAGTATAATAACCAACGGCCATATCACTACTAAAAATACTAGGTAGAGTATCATCACTATCAACGAGGACACAACTAGCGTACTGACGAATAGGAGTACGGACACCAGCCATAACAGGCGTTGGTATATTGATTTTGTGTTTGGAAATTGCTTCATAATATTTTTTAACATAAGTCATCCTTTGTTGTTTTGGATAATTCATAAACAGCGTTGCTGCTATTGCCATATACATAAATTGCGGTGTTTCAAATATATCGCCATTTGATCTATCTTGTACTAGGTACTTGTCAATGACTTGTCTTAAACCTGCATATGTAAAAGTATAATCTCTTTCGTGGTCTAACCACAATTCCATTCTATCAAATTCTGCTTTTGTATATTTTTCTATAATGATCGGATCATAAACTTTTCTTTCAATACACTTTTCAATATGTTTATAAAAATGAGGGTGGTCCCATAATTTTCCAATAACTGATTTTCTTAATGAGAATAAAAGTAATCTACTTGCTACAAATTGATAATTAGGGTTATCTAAACTGATTAAGTCTGCTGCTGATTTAATTAAGATTTGTTGAATATCATTTGTGCTAATACCATCATAAAATTGAAGACCACTATTCATCTCAACTTGTGATGAGGAAACACCAGATACACCTTCACAAGCGTACTCTACCATCTCGTGGATCTTTTCAATGTTAAGTTCTTCTTTCCCTCTTCCGTTTCGTTTAACGACAAATATAGATGAGTCCGTGACCATAATACCCCTTTATTATATTTTTTTGTATTGATTAAATTTTGTTAGTGCGGAAAGACCAGAATAAGTATTTTGTTTTATTATTTTCATAACTGATTGTTTTGTTTTACCTGATAAAATCATATCATTAATATCTTTCTCTTTAACTGTTTCTGGCCAGATGACAATAGATTTATTATCATCAATAATTTTTTTCATTCTTTTGATCATTTCTCTATTACGAGGTTCATTATCAAATATGTAAATTGAGTTTTCAACTTTTAGTTTAGTATCTGCACCTGCGATTGCTATTGCGTTATCGACAAATAAACTATCAATTGGTCCCTCAACTATATATACATCTTTAGTCTTATCAACTCTCTCTAATCCAAATATCTTTTCTTTATTTTCATCAAATTTTACAGTAATATACTTTGGTGTTTCATTACCAAACGATCTGCCTTGAAAAGCAAACAATTTATTCTTTTCATCATAGAAAGGTATAATTAATCTAGGATGATCTGTTTTTTGTTTAGTAAATAATTCAGGTTTAACTGATATACACCATTCATAAAACTTTGGACAATAATATAATAAAGTAAAATACTTTTCAGGTATCTTTCTTTTTATAACAAACTTTTTAGCAGGATGTGTATCTGCTAATTGATCTATAGATTTAAGTTTTAAAAGAGGCGTGGAAAGAATCTTTGTAGGTGTAACATCTAAAACAACTTTTTTTTCTTTTTTAGTTATGTTTTTACCTTTAAACTTTTCTAGTAAATATTCTTTATAAACAGTTGGATCTACAACCTTAATAAAGTTAGCAAGATTATGACCTGACCCACAGTTATGACATTTAAAAAATGCGTCATTCTTTACGGAGTACAA